TTTAACATTTATCTCTGCCATCAAGATTCCCTAACTGTTCCACCTAAATTATTTAATCCTACTTGACCATTAGCTTTTTCATATCCGATAGGGTCTTTTGTTGCCCATTCAACATAAGATGAATAGCCACCAAATTCTCCAACAGGATTTACTCCCTGTCTTTGAGAGTTCATTTTTCCAGCACTTGCTGGTTTAGACTGCATTTCTGATTCAACAAATTTTTGCAAAGTGCCTAAATCCATATTTTCACCAAAAACTTTCTTATCATCTGAGAGCTTATCCATCAAAGATGCTCTTGTATCTTGTTGATATGTATTCCATTCATTTTGCACTTTTGTTAATTCCTCTATCTGCTTTTTCTGGTCATTTATAACAGTTTGAAATTCACCTGCTTTAATTTGCTCTTGCTCTAATCTTTCTTTTTCTTTAGATTTGAGTTCAGCAAGTTCTTCAGATTGTGCTTTCATTTTATTATTAACTTCTGAAAATCGTGTTAAAGGAACTGATTGTTCTACATTATTTTTACTACCTTCTGTGGTAGGATTATTTACAGCATTGTCCTCGCTTTGTACAGCCTTGTTTTCTTCTGACATTTGAACCTCTTTTGTGAGTTATTGTTTAGTTAAACTTATGTGATGTAAATCAATTTTAATAACTTATTTATTTTTCTGGTAACTATATATTTATGTTAATTTTTACTTTACGCTTAAAAGGCCAACCTTTACTGATATGCTTAGATGCTTCATCTTCAATATATTCTACAAGTTCTTTAGGTATAGGTTGGTCATCAGCACTTATAACTCTACCTAATTTTCTTAAATTTCTTACCTTGCCACCTTGTGTTGATGTACCAAAAGTAAATCCATTATCTTTTACTTTTATCATTTGGAAACTATTAAATAAATCACCAGTTAATAATGGAGCATTACTATCTTTATATTTACTTTTAGCCCTATTTAAAGTGCCTGACTTCTTATCTTCTCTATATTTCTTAGAATACTCATCAAATGGTGGATATTCGCTACCATATACATCTCTTGCTCCTTTACCAGCATTCTTATTATCAAATATTAGTTTTCTGTATCGAGTAACTACATTAGCACCTATCTTTTGAAAAAACTTTTTATCTAACAACTGAAGTGTCCTTAATTTTATCTAATCCCTGTGATTCAGGGTCATCACTCATTTCTTCCCACTTATGCCTACAATTCCACAATTCATTATCTAAATTACCATATTTTTTTAATATTTCACCTTTAGTTGCTGGTGACATTTTTATTTTTTCTATACACCTATCTCTTGTTTTTTCATCGTGAGCACCTATATAAATAAACTTTGTACTATCAGGTAGCAGTTCAGCACTTAAATTAGTTATAGTATTGTTAAATTGTGTTAATGTTGTATTTACAAGAACTTCCATTTGATGCCTTGTCATCCCTGTTTCAATACCAGCAACTATTTCTCCAACAGTGCTTCGTGTTGCAATCCCAGTAGTTATTTTGTCAAGAATTTCATCGGTTAGTTTGCCTAAGACTTCTTTGTTAATTTTATTTCTGACTTGGCTTGTTAATGAAAGCAGTGTAGTTTCAGATAATTGTGCTGTTGTATATGTTGTTTCAAGTATTCTAATTATACCAGTTTCATATATAAGCGATGCATCTTTTAATTTACCAGACATTATATCATCTACATCTATTTGTGCTAAAAGAACCATTCTTTCTTCTTGGCTCATATCTTTCATAGCAGTGTATAGTGCTTCTGTAACTTCATCTTTAGCCTGTATAACTTTTGCTACAAACTGTTCAGATAAATTATCTAACTCACTATATATGTCAGCCATTTTATACTGGTTTAGTTAATGCTTGTAATAATGGAGATTGTTCAACTTGCTCTTCAGGTTTTTTCACACCTCTTTCAGATAAAAACTCTAACGCCTCTTGTCTTGTTTCATAACCATCAGGATTCATTTGCATTAATATATCTGCTTCATCAATAAGCCCTTTAGATAGTTCCCATTCCCATTTATCTCTTTGTTCTTGTGCAGATAATATATCTGTTGATTCACTAAAATCTATTGACAATAGTTCACCAGCATCAGAACCAGTTTCTTGCAAAACTATTATTTTTTCTAATTCAAATAACTCCATCTCTACATTTCGCCACCTTACAATATCCGATTTTCTTTCATCTTGCAACTCTTGATTTCTTAATCGTAATGCAACCCCTGATTCAGCAGTTGTACCTTCTGCAAAAGATGTTGGTAAATGATAATTTTGAGTAAGCATTTTGTAGGAATCTTTTATTGCTTCGCTTAATGCTGGAATACTGTTAGGTGGACTAACAACATTTAAATTACCATCCATACCTAAATACATTATTTTATCTTGACCTACTTCTAAATCATCTTTATCAACTTGACTACCATTTGCATATAAATAACCAAAAGATTGATAATGCACATTTGCCATCTTGTTAGTTTCAGATACATTTATTAAATAGTTTGTTTGAATAAGGTCTGTTAAAGGGTCAGTATCAAAGTAGGCATATTCAGGCTTACCATCTCTCCAGCATTCTACAAAAGGTAAAACTCCATACCAATTCAAGTTTTCAGGGTTATCTGGATTGGGTTGTATTTTACCATCTTCGTCATAAATTAAATGTGTTTCAGCATCCCAATATTCATATAAAGTAGGTGTATCATCTAATACTTCTGATTTTATCTGTAAAGGATAGGTAAATGCTATTGGCTTCATAGGGTCGCTACCAAAATGTGGCTCATAATCGTGAATAATATCATATTCAATATTATCATTTCTCCAGCATGGCTTTATAAGCACTGCATCCAATAAATTAGTATATCTTTCTAATCTTTGTAATTTATGATTTTTTTGATAGAATAAATCTGGTACATCTTCTCTTGTATATTCCCTTAATGGCTCTACCATATAAACCATTGAAATTCTATCTACTATTCTTTTAGTTATATTTACATTAGCTATCGGTATTGATTCTCTTAATTTTTCACTGAACAATTTTTCAGTATACGGCTGTGTTCTACCATTATAATAATCTAAAGCAGTCCTTCTATTTGCCCTAAATATATTTTTTTGTTTTTGCTGTGCATCCCATTGGCTTTGTTTTTGTAATATATCTGACATGCTAACTATCATCTATCAACACTCCATAGTTTTGGTTTATTAACTGGGTACTCCCATACAACTGAATACCCAAACGCATCAGATGCATGAGTTAGTTCAGGATTTTCTTTTTTATTAATTTCTCTTGTGTTAGGAATATTAGTTACTCTTTCTAAATCGTTTATTAATGCTTTACAAGATTCATCAATTATAATGTTACCTTCTAATGCTTTATTGACTGCATTTACTCTATTAACTACCAATGGATTGATATGCAACACTTTTACATTAAATCCTGCTTTTTTTACTATTCCTATATCACTATATCTTGCAGATGAATTTCGAGCCGCACCAGTAGCATCTGGGTAAGCAAAATACGTATTGTTTGGATATTTTTGTTTTATAGTTTCGCACATCCGTTCTGTTAGGAGGTCGCCTTCTCCTGCGTGATGTAATTCAATGACATCGAAAACTCTGATATGTGGCGACTTGTGGTACTGTTGCCATAAAACGGACATGAGAGGACTAACATTCCAGTCCATTCCGATTCGTATTGGTAATTTAGGGTCATATTTGACTTTTCCAACATTTTTCTTTCTATCAAAAGTGTAATAAGTACTACCAGCCTGTAAATTGATGAACTCACCATCACGATATGCTTTAAGTAAATTAGCATCATAATTAGTTTCTAATAAACTTATATATTTTTCTGGTAGGTAAGTATTATCAGTAGTTTTTCCATGCACTAAATACCTATCATCACTTGCATCTTCACAAAAGATTTTATGCGTGTACTTGAAACCCTCAGGACTGGTCACAATATATATCTCTGGATTTTCTGCTCCTCTCATACGACCTACTGCTTTTTTAAATGCCATATCGCAATTTTTCCAACTCTCTACATCAAACTCATCAAAGCCAATAAATGTTAGTTCTGCTCCAATGATTCTTTGCGGTTTTTGTAACTGATAAATTTTTATGTTGCCTAATGGTGTTTTGAATAAATGTTTTGATTGATTGTACTTATATGCTATCTTTGTTTCTTCTAATAATTCTATAAATGGCTCTACAAATAATTCTTCTGCTAAAGATAATGTTGGATATACTACCCAGCCATTAGATTTATTATTTCTATTTCGTCTGGTTAGTAGATTGTATAATGTTTTACGCAAAAATACATGGGTCTTACCACTACCAAATCCAGCAACTAATCCATTTATAGTTTTTTCAGAGGTAAGAAAATCCCATTGATGTGGAAAATAATCATCTTGATTAAAATGTACATTCATTTAACTTCAATAAATTTTACTTCTTCTATGTTATGTTCCCATTCAATTTCTGTCTTATCAGTTTGGCCTAATTCATTTTTACCTAACCAAATTAACATAGTAACATTTTGCGGTATGTATTGCTGTATTATATTACCTTGATTATCTCTGATTTCTTCTTGTCCTAATGCTGATTTCCATTGTGCTTGTCGCAACCTAATCTTTCTACTTGCTCTACCTTTTGTAAGATTTTCGGAAAAACGCTTTCTAATTGTACCTTCATCACAACCCATTATTTCTGCTATCTCTACATTGGTTGCACCAACAGATGCAAACTGCTCTACCTGTTTTGGGTCGATATTTAGTAGTTTCCTGCCTGTTTTCTTTTTAGGAGGCATTGACATCTACCTTTGTGTTAATTGCTTCAGCAATCGCATATTCTAAAGCCAATACATCAGAATCAGAATTTGTTATACTTTTTGCTTTTTCTTTCCATTCATTCCATAATTGCCATACAGAATCAGGTAATTTAATTGATAATGTTTTCCATTCTTCTTCTTCTAATTCAGTTTCTTGAAATTCATCCCAATCAAAATCTAACATTTTTGAAAGATTTTCCATTTCTTCTTTTGTATCTGGCATAAATTTTTCAAGGTCATCTATATTATATTCAGCCAATACCGATTCATTAAATATCTCTGCGTACGTTAAAATATCATCATCAAACCACTTATGATTTCTTCTTCTGGCTATTGTAATAGCGGTTGCTTTAGTAATTGAACCAAAATTTTCACAAGGAACTTCTTTCCAACCCATTCTACTAACTGCTTCAAATCTATGATTACCATCAATTACTTCAAAACCGTTCTCTGTTTCTCTTACCGCTAATACACCTACTGAATTATCCTGCTCTATTGAATTAATAAGTTTTTCAATTTGTTCTTCGGTTCCATCTGTTTTATAATTCCAATCGGCTTTATGTAAATCTTTTATATCAATGTTTGCTAACTGTGTTTTATTCATTCCAAACTATCCCTCTTTTTGCCCATAATTTAGTAATATATTCTTCTAATTTTAATTGTTCTTTAGCCATAAATAAAGTTCGGCTCTTGTACAGTTTTAAACTATCTTTATCTTTATATTTATATTCTGTTAATAAATTAACATTAGATTTATCATAATTTCTTATCTTTCCACTTCTTGCTCCCTCTAGCCAACTTGTACTATCTACTGAATAAAATGGATATTTTTCTAAAATAGTTTTATTAGTCATACCTAAACCATGTACTTTTATAGGGAAATATTTAGATATTACACTAAAGCAATTATCTAAAATTTGTATTAATTTTTTTTTACTTCTTGCATAAGGAACAAGACCGCCCAGTGAAATATAGTCATAATTTTTACAATAATATTCTAACACTGATAGCGGTTCACCTGTATGATAACAAGGTATTGGAGTAAGCCCTTTAGTTTCCATATACTTTTGGTTTTCCATTGTTTTTTTGTAATCTGTAATATCATCTAATACAAAATAATCAGAAATAATATTTTTATTTTTAATAACAAATCCAATATAATCATTAATGTCTATTACAATACCCCTTGTATATGCAGAAAAACCACCACTGTCAAGCATAAAATTTTTAAGAATTTGCGTTTTTATGCCTTTAATATAAAAAAATGACTTCAAAATATGTTTTTCATTTTGTATTATATCATCATAACCATCTCCTGCAAAGTATATTTTCAACCCATTACCCTTGCTTTCGCATATTGTAGAGGGTCTTTAATTCCTGCCTTTTCAAATGCCTCTAATCTTTCAGTACATGAACCACATTGACCACAAGAATATTCTTTACCTTTATAACAAGTCCAAGTTAATGAATAATCAACTCCCAGTTCTTTACCTTTTATTGCTATATCTCCTTTATCAATTTCTAAATACGGTGCTTCTAATGTTACTGGATTCCAATCACATAATTGTATAGTCTTTGCTAATTGCTCTACAAATTCAACTCTACAATCTGGATAAATATCATGGTCACCTGAATGTGCTCCATAAAACAATTTATCCGCTTTTATACCAACAGCAAAAGATGTAGCCAGCGACAACATTACCATGTTTCTATTTGGAACAACTGTCTGTTTCATATTTTCATCTGCATAATGGCCTTCAGGAACTTCCCAGTCTGTTCGAGTTAAAGATGAGGGTGCTAATTCATTTAATACAGACAAATTCATTACTTTATGAGGTATATTTAATTTTTTACAAGTTTTATAAGCCGCATTTAATTCTCTTTTATGTTTTTGATTGTAATCAAAAGATAATGCTTCTACTTTATAACCTTGATTTATAACATCATATAATAATGTTGTGCTATCCATGCCACCTGATAATATTACTACTGCTTTTTGCATAAATCTAAAAACTCCTCTCTTGCTATTGGGTTATTTAACATTTGACCTTTCAGGCAACTTGTTATCATTTGTCCTTTTTTCTTTACCCCTCTCATTTCTTGGCAAAGATGCCTTCCTTTAACTACCACCCCAATCCCTTTTGGTTTTAATTTTTCATTTAAATACTCTGCAATATTATTTGTAAAATATTCCTGTGTATTCAACATTTTACTAAAATATTCTACGGTTCTTGGCAATTTAGATATTCCTATAATTTTTTTATCTGGAATGTATCCTATATCAACTGTACCAAAAAATGGAATCATGTGATGTTCACAAAAAGTATAAAATGTAATTCCTTTTTCTAAAATCATTTGGTCATAACCATTAGCATCAAAAACTGTTGGATTAAAATCAGGAGGTGTTGTTAATTCTTTCCAAGCCTTCACAACTCTTTTAGGTGTATCAATTAAACCTTCTCGTTTTGGGTCTTCGCCAATCCGTTCTAATATTCTTACAATATCACTTTCAAATCCTCTATCAAAACTATTTTCCCATGGAAATACAATCCAAGGCAATTCAGGCTCTATTCTTTTATCGTATAAAAATTCCATTGGTTTATTGTAATGCTCGTATTTTTTAGCAGTATCCCCTGAATCATAAATATCATCTATAATGACATCACATTCTTCAATATCTGTTGTCGCATTCCCTGTTAATCCAGCAACAACCTGTCCTCCTCTCGGTATTCCATACCACTTTGTATTTCCATCGTATTTTTCAAGAATTTTATCCAATCTACTATAAATATCTGACCACTTTATATTTATTTTCATCTTACCTTCCATAATTTATGTTGTTGTACACTTAATGACCAGTCTGGATTATCTAAACATAGCTGAATACAATGATTTAAACTTTGCTTGTTTATTTCTTCTCCGTCAAAATGGGGACTAATATATTTATATTGTGATTCTATTTTTGTATATGGTATTGATTGACCTTCTTTTCTTACCCATCTTAATTCATGAACTTCTATTGATTTCGCCTTCCATTTTTTTAATATTGCATGTTCAGCAATTTTAGGACTTAAAACTATCCAATTTAAATTTTTAGGTGGTTCATTTATACCTGATGTTTCAATAGCTTGAAGATATGGTTTGAAATAATCTACTATATCTTCTGTTAGTTGGTCTGTTGGTTCTCCGCCTGACCATACTATCCACTGACAAGGGAATTTTGAAATATAATCTTTTATTTCTTTAACTGTCATGTCTGAACCACTTTCAAATTCAGTATCACAAATTACTCCAGACTTATAACAAGCATTTTTTGCACTACACCCTGAAAGTCTTATAAATATACTTGGTTCACCAGCCCTTGCTCCTTCACCTTGCAGTGAATAAAATATTTCATTAATTTTTAATTTCTGCGATAGCACTGTTTTTTTCATGCTCAAAAACCTCTACTTTATAACATTTTGCATTGTTTTCTTTAATTATTACTTCATTTGCTTTTTTCAAACAAAACTCTGCAAATTTTTCTATACCAACACTTTCCATAAACACTAAATCAATTACTTCTAAATAATGTAATTCTTTAAAAATTTCAATATGTGGGTCATTTTCTGTTATGATAGTTTTATGGTCAAAATGATGTCCTAATATCCGTTTCAAATCTCTAAGGCTACCAAAATCAACTACCCAATTATTGCTATCTAACTTATCTGACATAAAATAGAATTTTGCTTCTAAATTATAACCATGTAAAAATCTACAATGTGATTTTGCATTAGGTTGTCTGAAAGCAGTAGAACCTAATGTTATTTTTTTTGTACAATAATGTTTCAACAATTCCTCGTAATTATTCTATCTACTAACTCTGATGAAATGAACCATATATCCATTACTATTTTTTTTCTTTCTTTGTATGGCAATTTTGAATACTTTAAACCTGCCCAAAAATATCTTATATGGCTATTTCTTAATTCAGTTTTATTAACCAGTTTATCAAGAGAAATAAAATCATCTTTATTTTTAATTTCAAATCTCATTAATAAACACTTCTGTTCGTGGACTATTTTCAGTATAATGTTTTTCTGCTTTTAGTTCTATAATTTGGCTATCATCACGATAACAAACTCCGTTCAATGAATCGCATACAAATTTAACTAAATTATCTATATCTGGCTTAACTATATGAAATTCTGGAATATTTTCTTTTAGTAGATGGCTATACTTACCACTCCTGTAATGTGATTTTGGTCTTTTAAAATAAAAATCCAACCCTATTTGGATTGGCTTATTATAATACTTATTAAAGTTTTCGACTTCAGTCATTACTTTAGAATAAAATATTTTCTTGTTCTTTTTACAAGGGTCATAAGTAAACCTGCCATTAGTATGGTTTCTGTGTCTTGCTTGAGGTATTGGCTTACCTTCTACAATAAAATAAATAATTAAAACCTCTTGATTTTTACCTGCATAGTATAAAGAATATAAACTTTATGAACAAAATGAAATAATACCAACAAAAAATACTAAATAATGCCATAAAAATTATTGCAAAAATTTTATTCAGATTTATCATTACCCCATACTATATCCTTATCATTACTTGTAACAATTTTAGAATCATTACCTGAAATCCTAATAGAATTTTTATCCATTATTATTTCTTTGCTGCCTGAATTATCTGTTAAGTGTTTAACTAACTCTTTCGCAATAACTACCATTGGGTCTTCTTTTTCTGCTCCACCAGTTGCTCTTTGTAATAAAGTAATTAACCCAACTGTAACAGAGGAAACTAAACCTGATATAACTGCTAACTGACTATCCCCAAGAGTTTTAGCACTGAATATTAAACTTGCTACCATTAATAAAATACTTGGTAATGAAAGCAAGCTAATAACATATACTGCTCTATCTTTCATAATTCTTTGCTTGGCATTTCTCTCTTTTTTAAGTTTTACTATTTCTTCAGAATTAATTTTTTTACTCATTTAAACCTCTCTGTGTTAGATATTTAACAAAATAATTAAACGCATCTCTCCATAAATTTACGGAATGTTTGTGTTCAAATTGATAATTTCCTAACTGATGCCTTTCTGTATGACAAGACCTGCACAATGGAATACAAGTAAAATCTCTTACATTAGACCTTTTTCTGTTGCCGCCCATCCCTATTGCTTTTAAATGGTCTGCATCTACTGGAAAACTACCACAAGCCAAACAATTTAATGTTTTAATGTATTCAATATATTCTTTTGATGTTTCTATATCCAAAATCGACACTAACTCGTTCCTCATAATATTGTTTATAACATTTTCTACATACTTTAATCGGTTTAAATTTAGGATATGTAATTTCTATTGTTCCTTTATCATTACAATCATTACAATCTCCATATTCATCAAGATGTAAATACCTTGAGAAAATCTTACACTTCAATTACACTAAACCTATTTGCCCATTATCTTCAGGTAACAATTTATACTCTGCATAATTACTACCAGTTTCTTTATTATATCTATCAATAGTTATAATATTATGACCTTCTTGTTTTAAGTTAAATATTATAGCACTTAATCTTGTTGCTTTGAATTTTTGTATTGCTTCCCAACTTGTTATAGTACTATGCATCTGTAAATGTATTAATATCAAATCTTTTTTTGATTTCTTTTTAGCCATTATGATTAATTCCTTTTTCTGTGCTATTTTTATTTTCTATACCAGCATTATATCCAGCATCATATCCTACACCAAATGCTTCGCCTTCAATTGTTTCTAAATCATTACTTTGTCCAATAAATAAATTTAATTCTTCAACCATTTTTTTAGCCTGTCTTACATTTAAATGCCCCCAATTATTGTAAGCATAAGGAGAACGATTTCCTTTATCATAAAATTTAATCGTATAAAAGCCTCCCCTTACACTTGTTTGCATTATAACTTTATTATTATCTAGTTTTGCTTGTTCTACTAAAATTTTCATATCTAACTCCTTCCTATTTGTTTTGATAATTCACCCATAAATTCTTTTAATCCTTTAGGGTCTAATTCTGATTCATCTACCTCTACTGGCTTATTCTCATTCTTCCTAAACAGTTCATCCTTATGTGCTTTAAAATAACCATTGTAATCTTTTTTAGACCATGTAGACAATCTTCCTGCTGTACTCCAAGTATTAAAGGTTTGAAATTTCATTTTCTTACCATCTTGTGTTGGTTCTGAATAAAACAAATAAAACTCATCTAACATCTCTTTGCCATATTTGTAAATATTTTTTTCAGAATAAACTTCATTTTTTAAATCAGTTGTTCTTTTTATTTTATTTACATTATTAGAATTATTATTATTATTTATTATATTTGTTTGCGATTTGTTTGCAGTTTGTTTGCGATTTGTTTTTAGTTTGTTTTTAGTTTGTGATTCTTGATAAGTTAAATAATTACAGATAGTTAAGCACGTTGTTTTAGATGTTGTTTTTATAACAATCATTGAATCGCTTTCTAATAATTTTAGAAAATTTCTAACCTTTGTATTACCCCATCCAAATTGTGCGGCAAGTTTTTTCTGGCTTGTAATAACTTCACCTGCTTTTGCTTTGATTATCTCATTCCCTAATACAAATTTATTATCGCTATGATTTGCTCTAATTATTAACCAGCACCATGCTTCAAACTTAGAATATGGTTTTTTGGGTTTTATTATAGGGTTTTCAAAGACTTTTCTGTGTAGTGATACCCAACCATTCATTTTAATAAATCCCTTATAATTGGAACTTGTCTATCAGGAATCATAACATCACCCTTACACCATTTACATATAGCCATAGCAGTATAATTTAATTTTCTGCTCAACCATGCCTGAGAACGCTCATTTTTATTTAATAATTTTACTAATTCGTTACTTGTCATTTTATACCTCATTTTTACAATACATAAACTAATTACTTTATACAATATAAACCAAATGCAAAAGGCACCTATCAAAAACGGAGTATTAATAGATGCCTTGTTTAGCATCAGAATGACAATGAATCACTGTCTAAGTTGTCATTCTTCGTGGTTTTTTGTTGATTATACGTATCAATGGCTAATTCAGCTAATTCCATCTTTAACTCTTTTTCTGCCCAAATGCTATCATGGTATTCTCCATCAGTTCCTTTTTGACTTGGAAAACCAACAAACAAACCATTAATACCTTCAACCAATTTAAAACCTTTTAGGGTAAATCCTTCGATTGTCTCTATGTCGAAAAACGCTTTTATTTTTCCCCAACTTCCTGTATTGATTCTACTAATTTTCATTGTAAGCCTCTATTTGTGCTTGCATATAAAGTAAACAACCATTTACAGCCTCTTTAGTAGTACAAGATGCCCAATGCTGTTTTGCTTTACGTTTAGTACCATCAAATACTGGATGTTCTACAAGTTCAGAAAATAATGTAATTTCATCTTCATTAGGATAATATCCTGATTGTTGATGAACTGCATTAGCCACCTCATCAGCAGTAGCAATACTTTCCATAACACCTAAACCTAAAAACCCAAGAGCACGACCTATTGCCGAAGTTTCTGCGTTTTCCAGACTACTGGTTCGATTTATCTGGGTTGAGCCTACTATTTCTTCGGCATGACCTGAAAAATGTCTATCAGAATTATCAACATCAGGACAAACCATAGCACTTATTCGTATTACTCCTTCAGGTGAATCTTCTACTATATGACAATGAATTGCTCCATTAGGATACTTATCGTGAAACATTTGTATCCTCTCATTTACAGTAACATACTGCTTACCATGTATTTCAACTGGCATTTTCTTGCTCCTTTTCTTTTTCGTTGTATTTTAAAATAACATCTGCTATTTCATAAAAATCTATTTTGCTAAATGCACTCCCACAAATATCATGCATCCACCCAGCAATTCCTGCTTCCTCTAACATATCATAAAAAACTTCTTCTGCTTCTTCTTTTAAAACTTTGCTTAATAAATAAGTAGTATGAATATCTTTATACTTTCCGTAAGCATTAACATTACTATCTACTAACCAAAGATGATACGCCCAAGTTTCGTAATTACTCCAACCGTTGTATTCAGCCATTATATTTCTCCTCTCTGTGCTAATTGTGCCATTGTAGGAATATCATCTTCTTGTAAACATTCCTCAATAAATTCATTTATCTCTTTATAATTTTTAGAAATTAATAAAGCATAAATCTCTAATGCTTCAGTATCATCAAAATCAAATTCAATAGTATTAGCAACATATTCGTGATATATTTTCAAATTTAAATATTGAGCTTCACCATTTAAGTCTTTATATGTGTATGCTATTTTATAATCTTCCATTTTAATCTCCGTTTTTATTTTTAATTGATTTGAAAGAGTGGGTTGGCTTCACAGTATTTTATAAAATTAAATCGACCAGATTTATAATGTCGGATTCCGAACCATTTTTTATCATAAGTACACATTTAATTTGCTTGAGTTTTTCGCAGGTCACTTTAACCTATCTAACTCCCCCAATGCATCCACTCTTTCAAAAAACTATCGCCCCTTGCGACCTTATAATTTACAAAACATAAACATATATGCAACAACTATTATTTATAAAACATAAATTATTTTACAGATAATCTTTCATACAACCATTGACAAAGAATACCTAATGAAAAACAAAACCATGCAAACATTAAAGTATCTTGAACCATAAACAATCTAAATTCTGATAACCACCAGTTCCAATCTATCATTTTATCTCCTTGTTTACTGTTTTTCGCAAATTATTTAATAAAACTGAAATTTCATTTAATTGAGAAGATATATCTAAAAGCATATCGTTTTTTTGTAAATCATTTTCATTTAAAATAGTTTTATTGTCTTGATTTATAAAATATCTTTTAAATTTATTGATTGTTTTTTTTGTATGAAGTCCATTTTTATTTAGATTATAAAAAGTAACTCTATTTATACCAACTTCTCTACAAAACTTTGATACACCAATATCTTCAGATACATTTTTGATTTTATTTAGCAGTTCGTCTGAAAATAATTCACAACTTGAAGTATTCATTTTATTAACTCCTTGTAATATTTATTAAAACATTTACCACATACACTTATAGGCTTCAATTTAGGGTATTTAACAGCATAACTACTATTGGCTGTACAATCATTACACTTTACCTGTTTATCCCAATAATAGATACATTCTACTTGAATCTGTAAATTAGCTGCCACTAAACTAACTCCTCTCTTGCAGTTTCTAATTTTTTTATAAGATTACTGCAAATCCTTAAAAGTGGTCTTTTATACATACTATTCCAATGTCTTGATAAATCTGCCCTATAAGATTCTAATCTTTCAATTATTGAACTTATTGAAGTGTAACTCAAATCCCATTTTCCCCAACCATTGTGATACCAATTATCATAATACATATATCTACCATTTTCTTTAGCAATAGACTTATCTGCATCTTTCATTGGATTTTCTGCATCACTATAATGCTCAAAATCATAAATGATTTCTTGCAGTAAATCTGATTGTTTTTCTGAAAGTTTAATCTGAACCCATACCATTACACTAACTCCTTTTCATTAACTTTATTCCAAATTGCAGTTCTTAAATTTGCAATAGAATCTGATTTTATTTCAGAATCTGTATCATGTTTTATAACTTTGGTTTTCTCATTGTTTAATTCAACCTTAAATGCTCTCCATGATTCATTCCAATGCCAAATTGCACTCCAAAATTCACCATTATCCAACTCAAAAATAATAAGTACCCCATTTGGATTAGATAAACTAAAATCTCTTTTAAATGATATTGTTTTTTCCATTACACTAACTCCTTATCTGTAAAATATGCCTTAAACCAATCATTATTTTTTAACTGACCATTTTTTAATATTCTTCTACCTTCTAAAACATAAACAACATTATCACCTCTTTTAGAATATTCTATATTTTCTACTAAATATGGAAATCTCCTATCTGAACCCATACCATTACCATAGTTTAGAAAAACCTTACAACCAACATCAAGACAACCTAAACTTCCATAATTCCATTCATTTATTAACATATTTCATTTCTCCGTTTGTTAAAATCAATTTGTCAGCCCCCTGCCAACACTATAATTTACGAAACATAAACTAATATGCAACAACTATTTTTTATATTTTATAAACTTTTTTATTCATACAACATATTTTACAATTAAACAAGGATTGGTAGATTAAATCACCTAAATAGGAGATTAAATCTCCTAAATGTTTTTAATTAGGAGGATTTTTAGGTATATTATAGCAAAATTCTTCCTAATTAGAATATAAGGTATTTAAGGCTGTTTTATTGTTATTGGGTATTTATATGGTTTTAATGAGATAATCGATTTAAGGGGTATTATTTAAGCAAATACGATAATGATAGTGCAATACTGAATACTGCAACAAATACATAAAAGCCGCCTTTGATAAATGACATGTTTTTATCTGTTTCATTTACCTTTTTAGATAATGAGTATGTAAAACTCTCTACCCTGTCTGTTTGTATTTTAATGTGGTCAAGGTCAGACTGTATTTTAGCAAGTGCTAATTCTATATAATTTTTTTCGTCGCTTTTCATTACCACGATTCTCTTATGCGAATTTGCATATTATATAGGTTGTGTCCTATTTGATTTAATTGTAATGAGTTCATATCGAATCTGCAGATTGCGAACTGGTCGGCTAAGTGCTTAATATTATTTGGTTGAAATATAAATGGCAGATGCCCACCCATAGTCCTATTCCATACCTGCGAAAAGAAATCTTGACTTGTATGTATGTTTTCCCTGAAAGCCCCATTTATAGGTTCAGCATTTTCATCATTTATTGCAGTCTGGATGTGTTCTTGTTCATATCCAAATACATTTTGCATCTGACTTGAACTGTAACGATATGCTGGATACTTATTATTCGTTGTTGCATTTGAAGGCATTATGTCTGTATCGGACATGAAACTAAATGATAAATCCCATACCCTGCGACCATTTCGATAATTCTCTGACGTAAGTATTCCATCAGTGGGGCTTTCTAACTGCCAACACCCTAATGTTCTTGGAGTATCTGCGTAATCTTTTGTGTCTAAAGTACCCCAATCAGCAGGTTTAGTATATAAAGCATTGGATAAGGTGGCTCCTCCTTTAGTCTGAGTTTGGTTTATTCCATCATATTCATAAGACAAGTTAAGATTGAGGTCAGGAGAATGTGGCATATCGTAATAAGTACCTACAAATATAGAGCCGCACTTTGCAGTTCCTAAATTTTGTAATGAACTGCGGTTCAATAACCTTAATTGAATCCTATTCCACAGTCCTGAGCCTAAAGAATGGCTTGTTTCATATAAACTAAAACCATCAAAATTTGGTTTATCGTCCTGTGTCCAGTTTATTATTTCACTGCCCTGCCCATAGCTATCATGTTGGTTGCCATTATTATCAACATATACTAATTTCAATCTTGGAGATAACTCATTGACCCTAAAATTATGTCCAAGCAGTCCATATACTGTTTTGCCATGTTTTGGGTTGCTTATAAGAGATGTACTTAATGTTCTATTAGTCCTTGCAGTTACAAAACGTCTATCGCTTTGAGTTGTACTTCCTGTTGGAGCTAAATCATAATCCCAACTACCTTGATTTGTTGGATTAAGTCCTATAGAGAATATATTCCTGTTAGCGTTTAAATCATAATCCCAACCAGTAAAATGATTATCGTGTTGCACCATTCCCAATGCGTTAAAATAACTGAACAAATCTACATAAAATCTTGGGGTCTGAATGTTCTGATAACTCATTAATAGCCTCCTCCACCTGACCTTGTAGGAGGTGTAATTGTGGTTTGTTTAACTTGTGAAGTTTCAGGTACTTTAGTTATACCATTTTCTAAATTTTTAACTATTGTTCTTATAGGAGCAACCCCAAATGAATAAGTTCCACCACGACTGCCCCATAAAGATGTATCGTCTTCCCATTTTTCATCATCTAACTCCCAATAATCAACACCTTGTACAGTTACATCTGAATAAATAAGTTCATTGTTTTTTACATATTTTGCATACAGTATTTTAAATTCACCTATATATGTAAATAGTAAAAGATTTGATGTTTGATTTAAACTTATCCCCAATATTCTATTAGAATTTGCATTTAAAATCCAATCATTTTGATTTGGAGTAATTTCAATTTTACCTTTATATAAACGAGGAGCTACAATACTGTAGTTCATTTTAACTTTGTTAAAGTCGCTTTTAG